CCACGGGCCTTCATTACACGATTTGAGTGAGTGTGTCCGTGGATGTTGACACCAAAGCGGCCCAAGCTGTCTGAGTGCAACGGGATGTGGCTCAAGATCATTCCGTTCATGACATGGTAGGCTCGCAATTCTCGAAAGTATGTGCGATATTCCTCGTCACGGAAGATGTCGTGGTTACCACGGATCAAGACCTTGTCACCGTTCAATCGGGCCAAGGTGGGCAAGGCACGGCGGTTGATCACCACGTCGCCCAAATGGTACACCTTGTCTGTGGGTCGGACTCGGGCGTTCCACTTGGCGACCATGTCCTCGTCCATTTCCTCAGGTGTGGCATAGGGACGCAATTTGGTCACACCGTCATTGCGTGTGAACTTGCACACACCCATGTGTCCAAAATGTGTATCACTGACTAAAAATACACTAGGCATTATGCCCTCCTTTCTTAAAAGTTAGCAAAGCTGTTGTTTGGATTATAATATTCAGCAGGGTCAAGCTCGGTCATTAATGAATAATTGCTGTCAATGCCCGGATGAACTTTACGCTGTCTAAAAATGTTTATTAAGCTAGGTACTTTTGTTTTATTTAAAAAGTATTCTCGGTCGTCGTTAAACTTGTAGATAAATTCTTTGGCAGCTTTTTTATAACTCTTCCAAGTATCTTCAATCTTCTTGTCTGGATTTAAAATACTCCATCTTTGAAAATCATCATTCATAAAAAACTGAAAGTAGTACGTGTCCAAAAACTCTTTAGACAATGGTTGACTAGAAGTACTACGTGCAGGTATTCTAAAATACACGTTTTGCCACTTGTAGCAGAAATTGTACCACCAAAAGAAATCTTTGACAGTTGTAATATCTGCTATTTGAGTTGCACGAATTTGATCATGCATCAGCGAATACCAAACAGTTGCTTGCCTTTCACTAAGGCCATAATGCTTGAAAAAGTCAGTTATATTTTGCTCAGTATATGGTTGGTGTATAAAAGGAATACCGGCATAATTTCGTATGGTTTTATAAATGTCAGTACCAAACAACTGGTCGTTCCCTTCACCACCAACAATGATATAGTCAGATGTGATCGAATCCAACGCTGTTTCGCTTGGGATTACTTCAATCTTTCCACGGATATGATCATAATAGAAGTTTGCGTTTTCTCTAATGCTATGTGTGCTAAGTGCAATCTTTAAATTGCTGTAGTCACCTTCAGCCGCAATCATAAAGCTAACAGCTACCACGGTACTGTCAATGCCACCACTGTACATGATCAAAATTGGCTTGTTGATTGCACGACTATGGGCAATAATCTTTTGTGCTGATTCAATACAAACTTCTTCGTAGGTCTTGTTAAAGTTGTCAGTGGCAGGGATTGGGAATACACTCTTAAAGTTAAAAGGTGTAATAAGGTGTTCACAACGATCAATGATGTTTACGTTTTTACTGATTAGATTATAAATGCCTGCCCAGTCTTTTACGTCCGGGTGGCCCAAGGATTCCATTGCGCTTGATTGTGTTGCCAGTATTAATTGTTTCATGCTTGGGAAGCCCTATAAATTGCATCGATTGCTAATTCAAATATTTTTCCTTGATCCGCCAATGGCGATCGATTCAGTATATTTCTAAACTTGATATAAACCGCTAAATTTCTCAGGCGTGTTTGTGCCATGTTGTCAATGTGTAACTTTAATTCATTAAATGCAGTTACCGTATCAATTTCACTGATTATTGCATAATTTACAACAGCCGGTGAAAACGTGTTTTCCTCAACTGAACATTTTGATAGCTCATTGACTATTGTCGCAGCATATCTTTCTAGCATCGGAGTTTCAATACCATTTGTTACTAAAAGTATATCGCAACGTGTTATTAGAAGTTCTTGATAACGAGTCCGTACTATAATTTCATTCCGGTATGCAATGTATTCTGGCGTTATTTCGTTTTCTTCAAGAGGCACTACAAATCGCAATGCGTTTTTGGATTCCCATTTTAAAAATACATGTTTATTTTTATAGTCTGGAGTTTTTAAATTTTCCTTTAACCATGGTGCCTGTGTCTCAATTGGTGTCAGTGTAATTCTTGGGGAAAACAATGACATGGCAGTTGCTGCATCATATGAATCAGTAGCATGTAGGATGCCATCATTTAGTTCGTCTTTTAAAAGATATAAGAAATCTTTTTTTATGTTAATGTTATCGGCCATCAATTGCCCTCCTTTTTTGTTCGTCCAATTCGTGACGCCTTGTTCCAGGTATATACCACACCGTCTGGGGTCTTACCATCCCGAACAGTGTCGACCCCAAACAGGCCACATACTTCAAAGTCCGCACCTCGAATGGTCACAAACTCGTTCATGTGCTTGGCAACATTCATGGCCTCAGCCAGTGTAAGAACTTTGAAGGTTTCTTCTTTTCCTATTACTCTATACATGACTGCATTGTAACACAGATCTCCCAAAAGGTCAACCAGAATCAGATCTGCTCGAAAACTGCTGTAAGTATGTTGGGTAAGGTACTGGCGGATTTCCTAATAGTATCTTCCACATTCGAGTGCCCAACTAATCGGAATCCCTGAGATCGCATGAAGTTTGTCAAACTGCTGAGATCAAAATGGTGCAGATGTTCATCGGGCTTGCGATGTTTCCAGGTGCTGAACCATTCGTCACTGATGTTATGGTACCATGGCAACGAGACTACTACATAATTACAATTTAATTTTTGTACAAAATCAATGTCAGGATAGTGTTCCAGGCTGTCAAAGAAGGTAATGACATCATAGTGCTGGGCTGTGATGTCTTCTACAAAATCACATCCTGCAGGTAGCAAATCACGAAACAAATCATGGCCAGCACAGCGATCTACTATGCGATTGCACACCTTAAGGAAGTCACCAGTGCCGTAGCCTACATCCAGTACTGATAGTGGAACACGACCAATGACGCCAATGATGTAGCCCAATCTCAAATAGGCCATTTCATCAGTCAGCTGCACCAACTTACCATAGCCAGCGTCTATGTAATTTTTATCGTAAGTAAACGGCTGTCGATCTTGCTGGTGTATCACACCATGTTGGTCAATGTTATAATTTTTTATCATAGTGTACTACATGCCACCGGAAGTTGTTCCATTTTGAATTTATCTGCATCATGGTGGTGGCACGTATATCATGATAGTACAGAGTGGCCTGGGTGCGTTCGGTTATGCTGTCAACCAGGCAGAAGAAACTACTGGGCACACAATGTATTTCCCGGGCGTTTTCAATCAGTTTCACATACTCCAGCATGTTGCTGGTTATGTCCGGAGTGACTTCGATAATTTTTAGTGGGGGTAGATTATACTGCTGGCGCCACAGGGCCAAGTTCAACTGCATCTCGCCCCGAGTGTGGTGGTAGGTCTGTTGATGTACCAGGCAGTAGTCAGTGGCACCCGCAGTCAGACGATTGTACAGCTCATCCACTCCTTCGATTTTCCTTGGCAATCGAAATTCATGATATCTAGCCGAAAACGGAATGTCATAGAACTCGTACAATTGTCTATCCCAATTGATAGGGATAGGCACTGCGCCCGAGATGCCCGGAAGGTATATGTCCGTGATCACCATTTCCGGAGCATTGATCCTAAAATGCTTGCGTGTACTGAGATACTGCTCAATCTCTGCATCAGCTGAATATGCAAACACATCAACACTGTCCAGGTCCTGGAACAGGCACCTGACTGTTTGGTAGTTTGCAGCCCTGACAGGAAAATACAAACGGTCCGAGTCCCGGGCAAATCTGCGCACAATCGGACTCATGACTATGGCATCACCTAATGCTGCTAACCTATAGCCACAGCTGAAGTATCCTTCTTGAAGTAATCTCATTGAATAACTATCTCCTCATTTTACTTATGTCGATAGCTTCCTCGTCTGAGAATACTGGTACTGCATTGCTCTTGTGCATGGTGGCAATACCTTTTACCTTGGTGCCAGTGTAGACCTTGGGGGTAGACAGTGGTGCAGTGCCGCCTACAGTATTAAGACTGGGGATGTGATGAGTGTTGGTACGTCCAACTGGTGTGGGTAACGAATATACCAAGGTCTCTGCAGACATGGCACGGCGCTGGCGCTTGGTCTCTTGCTCAACTCCCCACTTCTTTTGCAGCTCTTGCCAGTCAGCTTCAAGCTCGCGATGCTTACGTGCTTCTTCCGCATTGCGGAACTTGACCTTGCCCCGGCGGCGACCGTTGAGGCTGAGACTGGGGTGATGTAGGTGCATGCTCATTTTAGCAATAACTCCATGGTGTATTCCATATCTCGCATGTGGGCCACAGGCTTGATCCAGCCGTTACCAATGCATTCTCCAATGATCATTCGATATTCCCGTGGACAATGCTTGCTGATTTCAAAGCTGGCTCTGGGCACTAGGGTAATGCCGTTGGGCGAGAATGTGAAATCTTCATCACCTGCTCGGAGAGTTATATGAGATTGACCTTGGGAAATCTTGATCATGTGCATATTATACACCCAAAATTATCGGTTGTCAACTGGCATTTGAATAGAAAAAAGCCGGATTGCTCCGGCTTTTTGTTGCTTACAGATCGTAGCGTGGGACCATTACAGTCTTACGCATGATGCCTTCTGGAGTGAATTGTTCAACATCCGCGCCTAGCAAGCTAGCCATGATTGCTGGACTGAATCCACTTACAAGAGCAGCGCCGCTCTTGTCTGACTTGACTGGTACGTTACCAGAACTGTTTAGGTTCCAGAAAACAACCTTTGGTACAGTGTATCCGGCTGCTTCAAACTTGCGTTCGATCATTTCCATGGCACTGTCATCGTTGCGAACACAGGCGTTAAACTGCATGTCGCTCAAGATTAGTACCATTGCTGGCATGTCTTCTTGTGGCGCCTTGCCCTTAACTGCTACATCCAGGATCTTTTCAAATGCCTTGTGTAGGTTTGTGCTCATACCCCAGTCACTACGTACCATTTGATCCATCTTTTGGACGATGTCGCCCCGAAGAGTCATCAAATTAGGCTTGTCACTGAATGTCAAGAAAGTGTCCTTGAACACGCCCTTGTTCTTATCAGCCAAGTACAAGCCAAGGCTAACAGAAATATCCATACAAGTAACATCACCCTTACCACCCGCTGGGCAGCTCATAGAGCCGCTTACGTCTACGATTGGCAAGATGCTAGCATCTCCAACATAGTTTGGCAAGGCGTTCCATTGCGCAGTGATGTGATCCAAGTCTGTCTTAGACAGCTCCTTACGACCATACATGTTGACCAGTCCCTTCAATACATCGTGTGGGAAAATCGCGTTAGCGTTAACCTTCACACCAGGTGTACCCTTGACCAATGCAGCCACGTACTCAGCAAACTTTGGAGTGTTACGTCCGAAAGCCTTCTTGTAGTTACGAGCAGCCACGCTTGGTACATGGTTGAAGTTGATATTGTCCCAGTCCTTGGCACACATTTGTGTTTCAACGACCCGGGTCAACGCCACCAGGCTCTTACGGTAGAACTTTGGGCTCATTCCGAAGAACTCACGGACTTCTGCTGCGATCTTGCCCTTACGTGGTGTCCACTTGGCAGCAAGGCCGTTTTCAGCACGTAGAGCATCGCCCAACATGGTGTAAGCAGCACTCTTCAGTGTAGGAGTCGAGAACACAAAGATGTCATCCCAACGACCTACTTCAGGTACCTTGCGCAGCAGAGCCATGGCAGCATCTGGATCAGTCTTTTCTAGATGCACTAGAATTGAACGGAACAGTTCACGTTCGCCGGCACCACCACGGACATCACGTGCCCATTGTGCGATACGCAGGGCCAGGTCGAAGTTTTCGACATAGGCCGCAGTGAATGCAGGTACAATGTTCTTACCACGGCTTGCGCCGATGTTGTAGAACAGGTCAACGCACTTGCTGGCAGTTGACTTACGGGCCTTCATACCGTTAGCGGTACGGGCTTCTTGGTTTGCGATTGCAGTTACAAAAGCGTTCATTTTACTTTACCTTTCAGAATGTATTTTATTTTCGATGATGTGAAATATAAGATTGCTGTTAACATTCTATTATTCAACAGGATAGTTGTCTACTTTTTGTTTTTATTGAGGAGACTTATCGAAACTCCTCTAGAAATACGATCCTTGCTTGCGCATTGTTACCAACCTTCAAAGCCCTTTCGGGCTCCAGCTAATAACAGAGAAAGTAAATCAATCCATAGTAATGGTTAGTTGCTGTACCTATCCTAAACCTAGTTAATTTCTTAACATGTCGTAATTATATACGAGTTTTTATTTATGGTCAACGGGCTATTAGCCCAAAATTTCAGATTTCCCGGTTGGGATGTGTGGGATACTTGCGTGTGAGCCAGTCCAGCTGGGTGCGCCCCGGGTTGGTTTCATACCAACCTTTACCACCATGTATGTTTACGATACTGTAGAAGTATTCTTCGTACATGAGTCCAACCTTGTCAAAGTTGAAATTTTCGCCCCACTCGCGACAGTTTTTGGGGTTGATACGGGCGATGTTGCGCGCCGCCCAGGTCACTTGCTCAAATGTCCTACAACGATAGCCAGTGACCCCGTGCAGATTCAGTTCACCAAAGCAGGCCCAGTCAGTACTGATAACCGGAGTTCCACTCAGCATGCTTTCGATCTGCACACCACCAAATGGCTCGCCGTACAAGGTCATGACAAACTGCCCACGTGCTCCACTCATGAGTCGGCGGCGTTTTTCTAGGTCAGCATAGCCCACAACTTCCACGTGGTCCGGCGTCTTTTTGTAGCCCATGCGCTCTAGGTTACCTTGTCCAGCAATCTTTAATTTTGCACCAATGGCTTCGGTGGCTTGAATGGCAATGTGTGTGCCCTTGTGTTCACCAATGCGTCCCAGGTACAGGAAGTAGTCTTCTTTGTCTTCTCGAAAGTCAAAGTCTGCGGTATCAAAGTAGTTGGGAATAACTGCATCATACCAGCTGAACTCACCGGGGCCGCTGACACCTTTCATGCCAAACCAAGCTGCCATGATGCTCTGACTTTCAAATACACGATAGGGTGCAAAGATGCCGCCAGGGTAACCGATGCCAGGTTCTACCACCAACATGTCTGAGTGTGCATCAGCAATTGATTTGTGTCCCCAACCCCAGAAACACAGCAGGAAATCATTCTTTTGTTTTCTTTTGCCAATCTCACGTATGGCATTTTCATAGAAGAATTTGTATGCACTGTCGTTAATATCGTACTTGAATTCTTGGGCGCGCCAGTCATGATCACCATAGGCTTTTTCCAATTGTTCGTTGTTGGTGACCGCAACATTTTCATCGCACTCAACATCACTCTGGTCGTGTCCGTAATGAATAATGGTATGTCCGCGGGCCTTCATCATGGCGCAGAACTTGACTACCTTTTGCGTGAACGCACAGGCCACGTAATCTTTGTTGCTGATGGTGTGTGGAACGCCCAGTACATGTAATCTAAATTTCATAATTTACCTTTTTATTTTTAAGATGTCAGCATTTGACCAATGTAGGCATGCCGAGGTATACGCTCAATGATGGCTATGATTTCTAAACAGCCAGTGCTGTGTTCATATGCTGATAGCGAGTAATCAAATCCCATGTCGTTGTCGTATAGGCCGCGCAGGCGCCACTCACCAAATGGCAATGCTCGCTCGATATCTAGTAGTAAGGTGCTGGGCATGTAGAACTTCAGGTGCTCATGGCTGTAACGGCTAGGCATCATCATTTTCTTTTCGTACAGTTGTTGATGCGGCACTGCAATGATCAGGTGTCCGCCAACTCGCACAACACGAAACCAGTCAGCCAAGGCTGTTTGTGGATTGGGCAGGTGCTCTAGGCAGTGACTAGAGTAGACAGTGTCTTGGCTCAGGTCCGGAAATGGCAAGTGTACACCATCATATCCGGGATAGTTTCGATCAATTCCGATGGCGTTTTCTGTTATGGGCACTGCACCGTTGCCGCCCGAATAACCAATTTCAACGATGTTGTCGCCACTGAAGTAGCGTTGCATGAATCCCGAGTCTATTAGGTATCGATAGCTTTTGCTGGTTTCTGTTCCCACATGCCTTGCAGGATCAAATGTTTTATTGGTCATGTAGATATTTAAGTTAATATATGTAGTTGTCAAAAATATTTGACTCTAACATCTTTAGTACACGACTGACATGTTCTGCTCCGTGTGCGGTCATCTTGAGTGTAACCTGTTCAACTAGATCCTGGCGACCGCGCTTGATCAAGGCAAACAATACATGGTGCCATTTGAAATGATTCCAGCCCTTGTAGTTCATGTGCTCAACGAAATATTCAACAGTGGCATCGTCACAAAATTTTATCACGTTCCACGGTCCATGAAATCCCCAGCTGGGAACATATTCGCCAACTTCGTAACTGAACTGTCTAGCCAATTCCGAGTGCGGATATCGAATACCATATTTGTGAGTCAGATACACTCGATGTTCCATACCAATCAGCTGATCTTCATGTTCAGCATGGGGATTATCGGGCTGCATCTGTATAATAGGATCTTGTAGTGCTGCCAACAGGCGGTGACTGCGCAGGCTGAATCCACCATTGCCTATATTAATTCCCTCGGGCCACCATGGCCAACGTGCGCCGATATAGTCATAGTCTAAGAATTGATCTTGCCAGGCTGCGGCATCATGCACCATGGCATCCCATTGTTGGAACAACATGAACTCGGTATTGATATGCGGCAACATACCTCGCAACATAAATTCACAGTAGTCACTGACCGACGGGAAGTGTTCTATTTTTACATTGCGAGCACCGGGCAAGATATCTCGGTCACTGAATGTGACCACTTCGGCAAACTCACAACGATCCAGGGTATATTCCAGTGATCGTTGTGCAAGGTCATGGTACATGGTTTCTTGCATGACCAATGTGACATTGTTTAATTTCTTCATACTAGTAAGGTTTTTAATTGTTCAATGATTGCATCAGCTGAAAATCTACGTGTACATTCAGCATCGCCGCGCTCACAATGATACTGTGTCAGCGGTACCGGTAAACGCTCTACACAACCATAGCAGTCAATTGCGCTGGCAATACTGATATGCGGTACTGGACGATCTCTAGCTTCTCTATACTCGGCTCGCACACTGGTGAACATGGCAACAATAGGTGTTGCAGTTGCTGATGCTATGTGCATGGGCCCAGCATCAACTCCAACAAATGCTCTAGCACGACTGATAAGAGCAGCGGTCTGGTGCAGAGTCAATTGATGTGTGAGATCATATAGACAACCATCAATGGTACCAAATGTGTAATCTTGATTGCCACCAATCTGTACCACCGCATGCCCAGTCAAGCCAATAATCTTGCTGGCCAGCTCGATATAGAAATCACCGGGCAGGTTGCGATTGGGCCAGAAATGCTGGCGCTGATGAAAGACAACGAATCGTTCGGGCAAGTTGGCCTGTGCCAGGAAAGCATGGTCCTCGGGTTCAACAAACAGTTCGGTGTGCAGGTCTGTCGTGGCGGGATCGATACCTGCACGAGCAGCATACGCATCAATGGCATGCTGTCCGGGCGACAACTCGTATGCCTGGTCCAAGTCAACCACTAGATCATAGTCACTGCGATTAAAAACACCACCCGGAGCAGCAGTTCTCACTCGGGTGCTGCTGCGGAATACTTCGGGACTGTCGGTGGCCACATCAATCACTGCACCAGTATATCGCTCACCCAAGGCACGTACCACGCCTGTGGTCATGATTACGTCGCCTAGGGCTCCTTGTCTAATTACCAATATGTTCATGTTTCTACTCTTACATTGGGAAAATATCGCACAAAACAATCTAGCGAATTTGTGCGTTTGCGTTGTATGCGCTGCTTGATTTCAGTGTAGAAATTCCATGCCAGCGGAACAAATGCTATGGCTCGGTTGACCAACACATGGTCCAAATAACCAATGGCCACAACAGGAATGTGTTGGCCTGGGCTGTACTTGCCCTGCTTGAGTGGGTTGTCATCAATTATGACATCCAGTCGCTCGTCAACAAAATTCAGCAAGGTATTACCTTTGGCCGCAGCACCATAGCCCACCAGCAGATATCCATCACTGCGATACTGTTGTAATACCTGCTTGAGCTCATCAACCATGGCACGTACATTACGTGCCCACTGGTGATATGTCTTGGGATCTAGTAGACCTTGATCTCGTTCCAGCTCAATAAAGTTGCGTATGCGCCCAGGGTGTGCCACAGACGGGCTGATGACAAAGATATAGCTGGTACCATGTATGGGATGCTTGACCACATCAATCAAGTTTAATCCGGCACGTTGGCACAACCGGTGCATGCTGTTGATATTGAAAAAATTAACATGCTCATGATAGATGGTATCAAACTCATTGTTCAGCACCATGTCTGCTTGACTAGTACTGATAAACATCAAGCCGTTTACTGCTAGAACTTTTTTAATGGCCTGCAGGTATGCTAGTGGATCATGATTGTGTGCAAAGCTGTTTTGCGCCACTATTAGATTCATCCTGCCATTCTGTTTCACAAACTCATCGGCCATGTCTGCGCCAAAGTAGTCACATGTGACTTTGTGATTTTGGCTGCTGGTGGCATAGAGATTGGTAGCAGGATCAATTCCGTATGTGTCGGCACTCAGGTTCTTAAAAAAGTCCAACTGTGTGCCGTCGTTGCAGCCAATGTCCAAGACCTTGGCATGTACTAGGCTTTGATTTGTATAGTATTCAGCAGCAAAGCCAGCAAACCACTGCATGTAATCACGATGTGTTTGGCTGGTGCCACTCACATAAAGATAATTACGGAACATGAGATCCGGATCAATTGCCACTGTCAACTGCAAGTGACAGCAATCGTTGCACAGCGCCACTGCCAGTTCGTAAGTGTCTTCTGACATGTTTCCAGCCGATAGGAAACTGTTGGCCAAGGGTTGGCGATTTAGATCCAGCACTGGCGTCAAGTGTTCGCTGCCACAGGCATTGCAATTGGTGTAGGTTTTCATATTAGTCTTGTACTGCTGCTCCATTGGGAGCGATATTGCCTTCTAGGCCTAAAATTTGTTTTTCTATCAGTTTTGTGGGGTCTAGGAATTTGTACAACATGTGTTCGATATCCACATAACCTCCTTGCGCCAGGCGCTCGCCCATGTACACCAGGCCGCGATCATACATGTCAATCACTTCGTCGGTGAGCTTGGTGGGCCAGGACCACAAACGACTCATGTACTGTCGTTCTACCAGGGTAGTAGCATATGGGAATTGACTGCCTCGGCTGACTCCCACAGTGATCAGGTGCTGTGTTCTGTAGTTGTCGTACCAACCAAGATCAAATTGGTTGTTCAGTAGATAACGTCCACTCAACTTGAACACACGATCTGTGTTTTCAAATTTGATGGCATCACGATGCAGTCGTTTCAGTGCCTTGCTGAAGCACATGACTTCTGTGACATTTTTTACCACGTCCCAGTTGTCAGTACTGTTATACAGTCCGACCACATCGGGATCGCCGGTGAAATCCAGTACGCTTTCTACTTGGGCACCAAGAGTTGCAGCCTGCTCGGCACTCAGTGGCAAGCCAGCCATTTCTAGTAGAAATATTCTAGCATCGGGCACATGTTTGCGCACACTGGCAATAGTAGCCAGAGTCTGTTCCAGTCGTTGCTCGCTAGAGTACACACCAAATTTGGTATTGATGGCGCTGGTGATCATAAAAACTGAACGTATCATTTGCTCAACCACCTTTTGTTTTGCAAGGTCCACTGTACCATTTCTGCAATACGCTCACTCAGTTTGATACGTGGTTCCCAGCCCAGGCTCTTTAACAGGCCGCCATCCAGTGCATACCGCAGGTCATGGCCGGGGCGACTGCCATGGAAGTCAACCATTTCATAATTCAATTCTTTGCCTTGTGCAGCAGCAATCATCTGTGCCAGGCTTAGATTATCAATCTCTTCTGTGCCCACCAGATTAAACTTGGGACAATGTGCAGTACCGTAGTCACCGGTGTGTTGGTAATCTCTTGGCAATGTGTTCAAGATAAACATCAGGCCTTCGGCTACATCTCTGGCATGGATATACATGCGTGTACCGGCTTCGGTCTTGGCAGGATTGGCATGGATGTAAACTCTTTCGCCGTCTCTGGCACGTTGTATACACATGGGGATAAACTTCTCAGGGTGCTGACGTTCACCAAACACATTCATGGTGTGTGTCACCACAATGGGCAGCTTGTAGGTGTTCTCATATGCTACGCAGAATTCTTCTGCGGCCGCCTTGCTGGCGCTGTAGGGATTGGTGCTGTTGTAGCGATCGTATTCTCGATAGCTGACCCCAGGTGGTGCAACACCAAAGATCTCGTCTGTACTGAAGTAGACAAAACGCTCCAAGTTGGGTAGATATTTACGAGCATACTCCAGCATGTTGACTGTGCCCACAGTGTTGTCCAACACAAATTCCATGGGATAAGTGATGCTGCGATCTACATGGCTACCTGCTGCCAAGTGTAACACAATATCAATGCTGCCAATGTCCTTGACAATCATCTCGTTTAATTCGGCCTTGAGATCATGGAACACGATACTCATGCGTCTTGATATCATGCCAGCATCATGATCTTGCAATACATCATGCAGACGATTTAGGTTACCGGAAATATCCAGTCGGTCCAAGCAGACGATTTCCCAATCAGTTTCTGTTAGGATTTTGTCTATTACATGATGTGCGATGAAACCGGCACCGCCGGTGACAAGTACTCTCTTACTCATTGAATCTCCTATTTGATACTTAGCTTGTTGATTTAGCTTCTAGATATTCTTTGATCACACGCAGGGCTTTGCGGCTGGTGTCGTATACGTATTCTTTTGTGTCATCTTGTGTGGTCACAACAAGTATGAAACCATTTGCTACTTTGCGGATTTCGATTGATTCAAACATAGTAAACCTCGGTTAGTGTTAATAACACAGTGTACTATGTTTGTGACTCAGTGTCAAGTGCTTCTGGTGGGTTTACCCAAGAATGGTAAGAAAATAACTGCCGGATCAAACTCCCACCACCGACCGCTCACTGTGCGGCCAAAGTCATATTCGGCTGGCTTGGCATGATGGTTATTGTGCCATCCTTGCCCCCACCCAAAATAACCCCAGAGAAAATTGTTCTGACTTTGGTCTCGAGTTTCGAAATTTCTGTATCCAATCAGCAGTCGAGTATGCCCAACCACATTGACCAGGTTGTCTTGTAAGAGTCCAATCAAGCCAGGCAAGAAGCATGCAGCCATTGCCAAGCGCCAATCAAACAGGGCGATCACCAAGGGTGTACCCCATAGCACTTCGTAGTTGTACTTGTGGAACCAGGTGAAATTGGGTTTCTTTAAAAGATCGATTGAATATTTGAGATTGACCTTGGCAAAGGTATCCGGATTGATCCAGCCCAGAAATGCATGCCATTTACCATACACCACCGGACTGTGTACGTCACGTTCAGTGTCTGCATAGGGATGATGATATCCGCGATGTACTGCCACCCAAAACAGTGCCGAACCCTGTGCGCTCAAGGCACCAAACCATAATATGATGTTTTCTTTCCACACCGGCAATTTGTGTGTGCGATGACTGAACACACGATGATATCCCACTGCCACGCCCAGACCCGATATCATGATCCACATGAACAGCGTGGCCCATAGGTACACCAAGGGAATAGTTCCGGTGGCAAACAAGGCCACAGTGGCAGCACCCAGCATCATCATGGGTACCATGCCAAACCATATACCTTTGTTTTCGTTGTTGGACCAGTCAAATATCATATGTTGCCTCCAATTGGTAAATTAGTACGGAATTCTTGTTTTAAGAAACTGCATCGCACAATGGTGTCACTGGGCAGCAGGCTGCGCTTGAACAACAACTCCCAATCTCGATTGTAGTAGGTCTTGTATTTAGCTGGTACCATGTACTCATCCACATAGTGGTATCGATTGCTGTTGTACTCACTCCAATACAGTCTACGCAGTATTTTTGCGTGTTCGGCATTGACCAAGGAGTAAACTTTCATTCTGCCCTGTGCTTCTTGCATGGCAATGATAACATCCAGCACATCTTTTAACAACCGATTGTCGCCACTGGATCTAGCTAGAGTATAGAACCAGCTGGGTTCGTCTGCGCTGGTATAATAGCAGACAAATGCCTGTACAGTGCCTGCATCATCCACAGCACCATAGGCACCAAAGTTCTTGAGATCAGCCAGGTAAGCATTGATGAATCTATTGTAGGTCAGCTGTGCAAAATAGTGTGTGGTGGTACCCCAGGTTTGGTTGTTGACTTCAACTCCCATGTACTTTTCGTTATCAAATAAATGTCTGGCATGCTCGGCATGATCCATAGTAAGTTTAATTATTTTCATCGTCTATCCCTAATTGTCGGTATAAGTCAGTCAGTGGTATGCCATCCAAGCTGGGTTCTAATCTACGCACATGAGTTTGGTACAGCGTATTATAGGTTTCTTCATTGAAGCCCAAGAGTTTTTCATATCCTGTGGTTTTGGCCTTGCGTATCAGTGCGGGCATGAATTCGTATAGAACTTTGTTTTTTGTGCTAACACTGCCTAGTTTGTAATTGAATCGTTGGGTGACCATGCCGCGTATCCAGGAATTCTCAAGGTAATACACCATCATTTCTGGTGTGTAGCTGAACCATTCATTGACCAAGGGTATTTGGTATTTGAGACTGAAACGCATGGCACTGGCATCTTCGTTTTCACGTATCACATAGTACCAGAAGCTGTCCCGATCAGCAGGCACCTGGCGGCGCAGCAACATCTCCCCGCCCATGACAGCAGGCATGCCCATGCGTTTTATTTCGTTATACACTGTGAGGTATGCCATTTGCCTACAGTCAATTTCTCCAGCAAACTCCGCTGCGGCGCCGCTGTTGTAAAATTCCTTGACCTTGACATCGGCGACTTCTAAGTCTATGTCCAGTTGCTCGCATACCATTTGTGCATTGATATAATCAATGTTGTTGTAGCGATTTTCAAAACGTATGAATACCACTCTAGGTCGCACACCAACCTTACGGAATGCTCTAAGAACAATTTCGCTATCAGTCCCGCCACTGAACAGGACTACAAAATCTTTACCAAACTGATCACGCACCGCTTCTGCTGTGCGGTATTGTTCTTTGAGCCAGCTGCTGGTGCGCAGTTGATCTAGATCAACTGCTCCTACTTCTACGCGATAGCGGTCAGTGGGTAATTCCCTGCGTCCGTATAGTCTATCTTCGATCCAGTACTTTAAATGATTGCCTAGAGTAAACTGCATGTCACAGCATCTCCATCAGGTCCTTAAAGGTCACTGGTGCAGATGCAGGTTCTGGAATTTCTCTTCCCAGAGTTTCTTCCATCCACATCTGTAGTTCAATTGAATCCAGACTGTCAAGGCCACCATTGCTCAATGTGGTTTCTGGAGTGATTTCTGCTTTTAGTTCTCTGCCTTTGATTTCTACCAGGCCGCGGCAAATCAGTGCTAATTTTTCGGTATCGTTCATGATATTCCTTGTTGATCAATTATTTATTCGCAGCAGTAGACCATACTGCTAATTCTAGTAGATTACTGTGGTTGTCTTGCTCTAGGACAGGTTTTATCACACACCACTGTTCAGTGTATCTTATCACAACCGGATCAGGCACTGCTGTGCAGTCATCCCACCATGTGCTCCAGCCTGGACTTTTACGATATATGCCGCGGCTGACTGCTGTGTACAGTGCGCGATTATATTCGTTAAATGTCACCAGCATGAAATTACATTTGTGCTCACGTGCCCACACAGTCTGTTGCCTCAACATTTCGCCAGGCAATTGTTGTGTACGGTGTGTTGGTGTGATCCATGTGCGTATACCACCAATGGCCCATGATCTTGTGCCTTCTGCATACTCTACACCACTGACTGCTACAATTTGATCATCATGTTCAACGACGTATACAGCGCCTGCATCAGCTTGCCATCGTAATTGATTTTTTATATTGTACAAGAAACCAGCTGGGGGATTTAGTCCCATATTGGCAGCAGCAGGTTCTGTGCTGTTGGTGATTTCTTGATCGATAAAGGCAGCTAACTTGTCAAGTTCTGCCGCTGTGATAGTGTTGCTGGTTGTAGACCAAGTTGTGTAAGTCATTGTCTAGGGTATTTGGTGGGACCTCTGTGAGTCGAACACAGCACCAACGGATTATGAGTCCGCTGCTCTAACCAACATGAGCTAAGGTCCCTTGTGTGTATTATACAAGAGCTCTAGCTGGTTGTCAAGCTCTTTTTGTCCTACCTATTCGGTCTGCCAGGGGTTTGGGGTTAACTGGTGCTTGCGGTGTTATGGCATCTGCACTCATACTGGCTTTGGGGTCTGGCATCTCTGGCTCAGGCACGGCTCCTACAGATCCTACAGAACCAACCCCACCACCTTCGGCGTCATCAAACGATGGCCCTGCACTGGTGTCAACAATTTCCAACTGTGGGTAAGGCAGGCGCACATCATCTACACTGGTGATGTAAATGGTACCAGCATGTAATCTTAATCCACTGGCTGCAAGATCATTGGCGTTTTTAAAGAACACAGTCATTATAGGATCTTTGACCAGGCTGATATACAATACACCCTCATCGTTTTTCTTATTCATATAATAGTTAAAACTGGTCTTGGCATACTCTTGCTTGGCCAGATTGCTATTACCTTGTTTGATAGCAGCTAGTATTTTACTGACGTCCTCACCAGCAAAAATTAAAGTAACTGATTTTTCAATCAGTGACACTATGTTGGCTACTTCTTTTTTCATGTCAGGATTGCCGCTCATTATCTCAACCAATTGGATGATGTTTTCCAGGTTCATACCACTCTTGGTCAGCTTTTTTTGGTATGGTTGTAGTAGACCAAACAACTCACGTGCTACTTTTTCAAAGCCATTGCCCGGGCGCACTTCTTGATCAGTAAATCTTCCGGCACCGCCATCTGTGGTTTTAACTTCAATTGGTCGCCCGGCAATATTTAAGTCGCCTTTGCCTTCTTGTTTGTTGATACGCTTGCTGAGCACATTGAGGCCAAACTCGCCTTTACCTTGACCCAGCGCAGATATACGCATCATGTCGTTAACGAATTCTTTAATGGCTGGATTTTTGTCGTAGTTGGTAATGATTTTGCTAAAATCACTTTTACCTATTTTGGTCAATACATTGTGTTTAACCAACTTGTCGCTGCGCCATAGACTAAACAAATCTTCACGCTGCTCTGGGGTCATCTCCATGCTCAACAGGTAACGGGCCAAATCTTTCTGCGCTGCATGTACCGTGGGATCATCAACTTTTTCTAACTCGCCGTTTATTATTCCCATTTTTCCGCCAGCGTTGACGTGACGCAATAAATCTTCTATCTCGCGGAGTGCTTTGATAGTGGTATCATCTGGTGGCAGCTCTTTGATTTTTCCCGAAATAATGGTTTTAAGATGTGCCAGCTGACGATCGTCTACCGCAGATTCATTTATTTTAATGAGGTTGATTAATTTTCTTATATCGGTCATGGCATGATTACCTGTTATAAAGTATTTATGCTTAGACTGATCCGTTAGTCAACAGTTCAATCACTATGTTGTCTTTGAAACGTGTGAGTCGCTGCTCAAATTGATGGCATGCTTCGGCCAGTTCAACAGCACTGCCCCACATCATGGCGCGGCGCAGTTGTAACGCCCAATTGCCCAGCTGATCTTTATCGAACTGTATGCTGAGCACATGCTCGCGAGGTCGGGCTGTGCGATACAGTTCCCACTCGTCTAGCAGTTCTCTTGCAGTTGTTTGAAAGTCCACACAGTATTTAACTGTCTATCTATGCCAGCGATTTTCTTTATAGTCCCAGTGCCGTGTATCGTACAGATACAAGTCACACTCGTAACCAAAGAGTCCAAATTGAAGTTTTAGGCCAGCATGATCTTGTCTAGCAGTATATCTAAACAGCATGGTGAAGATATTTGTGCCACGATAGATATTGAATTCCCATGATTTATTACCAGTAATAGATCCGTGGCGCAGTAGTATATGACCAAATCTTTCACTGAAAGGATTGGATATACTGAACTCAATATTGATCATGTCAACTGCGCCTCAAGCCAAGGTTGGCATTCTGCCCAGGTGCGATAGATGTGTGCATGTCCGCCTGCATTTTCCCACTCTACACAGTTGCTGGTACGGTCGTCAATCAAGATATCGCCCGGGCGACAATGCTTGTATTTGTCATGACTGAATGGTCCAAAGAACACAGGAATACCCGGGAAACGTTCGTGCGCCCACCAGACCTTGTCTTGTGCTGCATAGGGTACGCTGTAGTCGTGTGGTAGGGCTGTTAGGAAGAACAATCCATCAGCCCTCCCAGCGTCAACTGCTGCACGGCAGTATTCCACTAGATCCTCAGCACCGGGTTTGACCGGCAAGTCGCGATAGAAACGCTGCTTGGCTTTGACCTTGTCCCAATCTTCATCGGGTATACGCTCGCCGTAATTCCAATTGCGTTTGACAATGTCTCTAGCTGCCACCATCCAATCGGCCACAACATCATCCATGTCTAAATATATAATCATACTTGATCCTTGTACATCTGTTTCCTACCCTCAATGCCCAGATGAGATTCAAATATTTCGTTTGTGCGCTGCATCATGGCACATGCCATCATGAGCATGTCTTCTCTAGTGTCGCACATGAGAATTTGTTGATCTATTGGTGCCATGAGCTCGCTCATGCGCTGTTTTACAGGATCATTCTTCATTGGGTTCTACTCCGTTACTGCGTCGATCTGTTCGTGTATCTACATCTTGCTCAAAGCGTCGTTCTTTGATGGTCTTTTTCCCTAGTACTTTTTCGCTTGAGCACAGCAGGCATTGTGGGTTGCCGCAATCCAGGGCATGCTGTTTGGCGAACTTATGTGGTTCCTTGACAGGAACTCCAAATTCCTTGGCAAGTTTTAATTGTTTGTTGATGGCATTTTCATCTTTTAGTAGACGCTTGCTATGCTTGAATTTATCTTCTTCAGTGCTCATTTTTCAATTCCAAAATGTTTTCTATACAATTCAACTAATGCATCTTCACTTACAAAATAGTCACGTCTAACTGCCAATTGATCTAATTCACGCATCAGTGTTCGCATACGTTGGTTGGTATATCTGCGGTCCATGTGATCGTAGTCAGCAACCAATTTTGCTTGACCACTAACACCCAGCGGGCATGTGGGATCCGGATGCCATCTCAGATGCGGTAACTTATTCATGGCCAATATATCTCATCTTCATAGGGATCGGTAGTTGGCTCATCTTTAAGCACCAACCACATTTCTGTTTTGGTATCATACACCAGCTGGTGATATTCCAGTACAGCTCTACGTTCAGCCTCGTCAAGCGCCAGCCAGCGTTTAACTGCTTCACGACTGCCCCAGGATTCTCGTGGCATGCGTTCCTGCATCCACCCTGCTAGATTTTTTAGACCATCCACTTGATTACCGGGATGGCTCGAACGCATGGCGCCGGCGAAGTCGTTGGCAAATACCGCAGTATAAAAGCTACCTGGGTCAAAACCATGTACTAGATAGCTGGTCACGTGCTGGTGATATTCATGTTCAACATGCCACTGTGCAAAGGTTGCAAGCAGACGGTTGGTGCTGTGCTCGGTCAGTGTCATGTTCCCACCAAATCTAGTTTTTTGTCCGATAGTCGTCGAACCAACTGCTTGTTGCGTTCATCTTGTTCTTTACGAGCTCGCTTGGCATCAATGTTTTTATCGACCACCATGCGGTCATATTCTCGTGCCCAAAGCACACCTTGCATGAACTGATCAGCTGCTTCTAATGACCCAGCAAACAAAATAGCATCACGGGTGTAGATGGGCAATGCGTCATTGTCTTTTGGGACCAATGCTACATTTTCACCGTGCCCGTGATCATGCCGATAGGGAGCCAACTTCATGCCCAGTTGATCGGCACGTTCTTCAATTGAACGAATGTGTTTGATTGTGTTCCAACCTGTCATAGTGACCCCGGTATTAGATAATTCGACCAGTTACATTATAAATCAATTGATCCAATAGATAATTATAATCTTGACCGTTACGGCGCCGCATCCAAATTTGTTCCACTAGTTCCTTACTATCATATGGTCCAGTACCATTGCCCATGTTCTGTCCACGTTCTTCTAATTCTTCAATTAGGTCATCAGTTTCAAAGTCACTCAAATCAACATCAACTTCCACTTCTGTGTAAACAGTTTTGTACATTGCTATTCTCCTGGTTGGTTAAACAATTATAACAGTGTTCTGCGCTGGTGTCAAGCAGCGTACCATATTTCTTCAAAGCCTTCTTCCAGTTCGGGCTCGTCCCAACCTTGGATCATGCTGTCAATGACTGTTTTGGGAATGTGCTTGCCTGGGCGGCCGCTAAGCCGTACATCCAATTCATCTCGTGGTGGGGTCCGGAACACCACAGCAATATGCTCGTAGTCAGGCAACATGCGAAACTTTCTAGTACGACTAGCAATAGTGGTACTGGTCTGATCCCAAATAATATCATGTCCGTGTTCACGTGCGAATACAACTTGTTCAATCATTAGGTCAATGGCTGTGGGCATGTATTCGGCAAACACTTCACTATAGGTCTTGCCCTGTGTTCTAGCGTAGTCCTCTACAAATACGTCGGTATTAACTATGGTCAGCCCCAACATCCATTCTTGATTTTTAATCCAGGTGCTTTTGCCTGAGGCCGGCACTCCAATCAGTTGATAGCATTTTGGCATAGTGTTAAGCGAATTTGTCTATGTTTTGTCCGGGGCGATTCATGCGTCGATTCTGCGCGACCCGTTCAGCTTCGGTTATTTCGTGATTGATTTTGGCCTTGCGTTCTTGTTGCACTTTTTCCGCATGTTGTTGATCAACATGGCGTATTGACATCAAACGATATTGTTCGTTGTTGTGCCTGGTGATGCTGGTTACATTATCTACTGACATGGGCTTAGTCCTGGTGCGCATTGCGATGCTTGGGTTGACGACGATATTCCAGCTGTGATTTTACTACACGAGCACGGAACGGCAAGTTGCGATCGAACAGGACCCGGTGAGCACGGGGCTGCGGATTCTGTGGGATTTTTACAACAATTTTCATAGTGGACCTCGCCGAATACATGTATTTATTATAACACAGTTTTGGGGCCTTGTCAACCAGAATCTAGTTGATTGTGATGTCTTCCATGCCTGCTGCACGTAAGCGAACCACGTGTCCCAGCATGAAATTCTTGCTTTCGAGCCCTTTCATGATGCCCAGCCAGCGATTTCTCAACAGGGCAACCTCATTGATAATGGTTTCGTAGTCAATCACTTCGTCCTCACCATCCACGTACTTTTCAGCATCTCTACTGGTCAAGGCACGTTGATATCCTTCCAGATACTTTTGAAAATGTCGGCGACGTATCTTCTTTAACTGTATGTTCAAGAAGTTCAACACAGCTTCAATTTCTTGCAGCTGGTTGAACCGCTGTTCAGTTGTGCCCGGTAGATTAGAAATGTTCTTTTCCACCACACCAAAAATATGTACTTCGCGCTTGGCAGTTTCCAATTCAGCTTCGTAGTAAGAGATGAATGGCGCCAGCTGGCTGATATCACCAACTACACGGTTATACCACATGCTTAGTCTTCGTAGTCGCTATTGTAGTCGTCGTCTTGGGCGTCTGCATCATCTGCGTATTCTTCATAACTGCGTCGCAGATATGAATCTACAGATATCAATTCCTTGATATCTAGATCATTCAGCATGTCCACCATGACACTCATTAGAGCGTCGGCGGCTGCTTGGCGTTCTTTGGCAGGCACATATTCTTTGAGAACTGTATAGGTCTCAATCAGTGCATCAACTTCTAGGCTCATGATTGTTCCGTTTCTTCAATTGTAACTGATGCAACCTGTGCTTGCCCGGGATTGGCTTCGATGTCTGCCATTACTCGATCCAAGCAACCATCATCATTGCGTTCCCACCCTTTGCGGAACTTCTTGATGATTTCGCCATCAGCATCAGTATATACCAAACTGTTGCCTTCCTTCTTTAAAAGACTGCGTCCTTCAAACAAATCAGTTAGGCCCGAGTATGGGTTCATGCCGGTTTCGTAAGGGATCTTGACCTGTACCGATTCAAACGGTTTGCTGTAGCGTGTCTTCATGATCTTGCAAGCAGCACGAATACCTTTTACTTCGCTAATCTTGTTGCCGTCCTCGTCCTCTTTCAATTTCAATTTGCGCATGGCAACAACAATGCTCGATGCATAGATAAAGCCCTGACCGCCTGAAATTTTGTCATCGGGATCAAACATGTCTTGACTGGCGTAGGTGTGATTGGTACACACCAGTCCCAAGTTCAAGTTGCCAAACATGTTAACACAGTTGCGAACCAAGGCTGTGAGTGCTTTGGGCTTACGACCCATGTCACCTTTCATGTCTCCGGCTTCAAACTGGTTAACGTCTGTGGGTGTCAACATCATACCAAGACTGTCTAGTACAAACAGGACCTTGGGACGTTGATCTTCTGCGATTGACTTGTATTCCTTGACAAACTCGCTGATCATTTTGGCCACATCATCGATCATGGCCATGTTCAACTTGAGCAGTTTGTCTTCTGTGGTGTCTACACCCAAGGCATGTAACCACTTTTCATCCAGTGCATTCTCTGTGTCGATCAAGATCACATAGATGCCCTGTGCCTGTGCATTCTTGACAAGATTACCACTACAGATAAAACTCTTGCCTGCGCCGGATTCACCAGCAAATACTGTTACCTTGCCCAGGGGAATTCCTTTGTTGAACTCACCCGAGATCAAGTAGTTTAATGCGAAATTGTTTGTGCTGATCCAGTCTGTGGGATCATTAAATCCAAAGCCAATACCGTCGATGGCCTTGGTGATTGTTTTTCTAAACTTTGAAACGTCAAATGGTTTTGCCATGACTATACTCCTAATAGATAACCAGAGCGTACGGTGATCAATCCGCAGAGGCTCTGGCCTTGTTTTTACTTCTGACGACTACGGATCATGGCCAAAATATCTTCGGCCTTTTTGTTACCACCTGCTGGTGCTGCCACTGGTGCTGCTGCTACAGGAGCGTCATCTTCGTCGTCCTCTACTACTGGTGCTGGGGCACGAGTAAATGTAGGAATATCGTCTTCAGTCACGCCGTGTGCTGCTGCTGCGGCTGCTGGGGCGGCGCCTTCGGTCTTCAAGCCATATGGCTTGTAGTAAGCAGCCCAACGCTCTGCGTCATAGGGCTCTCCGTTGACACTGGCTTCAAACATTTCCTTGATGACCTTGAGTTCAGTTTCGTTGGGCTTCTTGGGCAAGAAGTCTGCCAAATTGTACAGTCCAAACTTGTCAACTGCTTCGTGTTCACTTGCTGTCAGTGCAGTCTCTTTACGTGCCCATTTGCTGGTGTTGTAGTCAGCATAGCCACCTTTGCTGGTCTTGCTGATAGTAAAGTCCAAGCCACGTGTGTAGTCAGTAGGCATTTCTTCCATCTCGGCGTCCATGAGTGCGCTCTTGATGATGTTGAAGATTTGTGGACTGATCACAAAACGACGTATTGGGTTTTCTGGAGTAGCATCGTCGCTGAGTGCGTTCTCACGTACAAAGCCCTGGAACAAGTAACTCTTCTTCTTCCAATATTTACGACCCATATCTTCTAGTCCGGGGTCTTTGAACCAACCGCGAACTTCTGCCAGGATCGGGCAAGCTTCGCCCCACATTTCTACACAGGGAACCTGAATAGTAACCGGTTTAGAATCTGATTGTCCCTTGATGCCTGCAAACGGCAATTTGATCATTGCACGTTCGATCCAGAAGAAGGTGTTCTTGGAATCTGCGTCCGGGAGGAACCTTACTTTGGTGCTTGCATTTTCTGGGATGTTCCAGTGTGCGTAGATCGCATTGTCACTACCACTGTTCTGGGTTTTGCCTGTACGGCCTTCGTTTGCTTGAAGTCTTGCGCGAATTTCTGCTAAAGATGTTGCCATGATGTTTCCTTTATAAATTAAGATGGTCTTTATGTGCCTAGATACACACTAGCACCCTGCTAGTATATAACAAATGTATTTATGATCGCAAGAGAAATTTAGACTTTTTTCACCAAACCGGCAAGACGCAGCATATGGTCTATGCTTTCATTCGGCATGGGTGGAGTCACTGTGGGAACCTTTTCATCAGCAGCTCGGGTTGGGCTCTGTGGTCCCGGTACATTGGCCTGTGGGGTCAATTGATTTGGATTGGGCTGTGTTGGATCAGCCATGGTGGGATTGATTATTTCTTCAAATTGGTCTGCCAGTTCGCTGTAGTTGTTTTCCCGCAACCAATCAATTACCACGATGCGAGCATCTGCATCGGGACCTTGTTCACTGGCGAAATCATACAACTCATCATTCAGCGTGTCGGATCCAATTATGTCCCCAATTGCTGCGATGGCATCTGCTCCGTTGGATCCAGCTGCCAACGGTTTACCCATTATTTCTGCTAGGTCCTCTTGACGTATGTCACTGTCAGGCAAGGCCCATTGGCCTTCAGTGATATCATTGGCCCATGTGTCAAACTCAGCTATGTAGGCATTTTCCATGGCACGTTGACGATTGCGGTATGCGCGATACACATGCGGCAATGCTTCACTTAGTCGATCATCAAATACTTTCTTAACAAAGCGCTCTTTGAGTTGATCCAGGTCAAACTCATCTTCCATGATAGTGGGAGTCTGTGTTTTTAGAGTTTCTTGTACACGGCGATAACCTTGTTGTCCGCTCATGTGTACCAAGTTGGTGCGTAACTCAGTATAGCGTTCTATGGCTGCTTCTACCATCATGCTGGTTTCTGCATCTTCAAATACTCTATGCTTCATGTTGCGAACAAACACACGCATGCTGCTCATTTCGTTCACAGTTTCCACTATGTGCTGCCCAATCTCGTCCTGTATGATGCCGCCGTTGGATATATGCCGTGCCATTGCTCTAGCTTCCGGCAAGCGTTTGAAAGGCAACAAGAACCTTTCACCAAGTTGGGTCTCAACAAAGATACTGTCGATGTTGCGTGTTCTGGCGCCGTGTTCTTCGAGATTGATATGTCCGGTGTGGCGTACCAGTAATTTAACTGCACCGATGTCTTGATAGCTGTTGCGAGTGTTTCCAAACATACGGCTTTCGGTCAAGTCATCTGCATCCATAGCACCGCTGACTTGGCTCACATGTTTCAAATCCCTGACCTGCAGGTTATTGCGAGTGATATCCCGCACATCAAAGCGCAGCATATTGCGTTTGGCAAAGCCACGTAGATTCTTAAGGAATTGGTACCAATTGGCTTTTTCATCCGGTTCAAGATCGTTTGTGATCTTTTTGCTGAACAATATCTTGAGAGCCGAATCATCTACCAGGGTCATGGTGATGTTGCCGTAATTTTTACCGTCATGAGTCACATAGTCAAAGTTGAAGAATCTGGCATCTTCAGGATTGTCTGTGCTCTCTCCGGATTCGTCACCAATGCTGACATGTTCAAATCTCGACCTGATCAGGTCAAAAAGGTCTTGGGATATTTTGTTTAGTTCACGCATAAGAATATTTATCTTAAATCATAACAAACGGCATAGGCATTATGAGGTCGTCGCCGGTTTCACGCAGTCTAGCATCCAAATTGGGATCATAGTTCTGCAGGACCGAAATCATGCGCACAGTCAGCAATAAAGACATGACTAAGTCGTCTGTTTCGCCTATTTTGGCGGCATAACCGGATCCGGCTGCTACGAATGTTTTAAGTTCGCTGATGGTGTTGCTGCTGTTGATAGTCAATTTTTTAGTTTCCAGCATGTTTTTGAACTTGGCACATACTGCCAGCTTGGTTTTGTTGGTAGTGGTAAAGCCTTTACGATATGCACGACTGTGTCCGGCCCGGGCCGGCTCGCTCATGAAATTGCCGCGTATGTTTTCTTCGCCCATCTCCGAAATAGTGATCAGTGCAGCTTCGCCTAGTGTGTTGTTCTCCACGCTGTAGTAGATGTCTGTTTCTGTTCGTATTTCGTCGTATATGAACTGACATATTTCTTTAAGAATAGATACCTGCTGCTGTATTTTGGTTTTGTTATGTTGCCACTCGGCCACCTGTATGCAGCTGGGTAACTCTAATACCTGTATAGCAGCTGGGTCGCCACCGGTGCCCAGGCTGGGATCTAGGCCAATAAGATACTGATGCCCAGCTTTGGGTTTTTTAAACCAGCGTACCTGACCTTGCTTGTATACGGGATCCACACCTTCAAGTTGAGCCAAGCAGAAAGAATTGATCAAGGTCTCATCAAAGATCAAGAACTTGCAGTTCATCTCACGCTCAAAGCGTTCTTCGCCCAGTTGACTGCGCTGTTCCGATTCCCATTTCTCGTCGCGATCCGGATGCTCTTCCCAATAGCTGCGGAATGCCTTGAAACCGTTTTGTCCCAATTCAGTAGGGTTACCATGAGCATCCACGCACTTGTTGGCCTTGTGCCAAATCTCACTGAATTGGTCTTCGTCACTATTGGGGGTACTGGTAATAATACACTTACCACCAGTGGCCAGGGTGGGACTAATACTGGTCCAGAATTCTTTAGCAATAGTGGGACGAACGAACGCAAACTCATCCATGTACAAGAGTGATATACTCATACCACGACCGGTATTTTCAGTAGTGGTGGCACTGACAATACGGCTGCCGTTGTCAAATACCAGGCTGCCCTTGTTGTAGTCCACTGCACCTGCACGTATGTGATCTGGCACCGATTCGTATGCATAACGAATACGCTGCATGATTTCTTGTGAGCCGGTGTACTTGTGTGCTGCTACCAAGATGGTACTGTCGGGCACAAACATGGCATACCACAACAGGTAGCCGGCTGCTGTGGTTGATTTACCGGTTTGACGTGGCATCAAATTGATGCTGTATCTGTAACTATGGTAAGAGTCTACTAGACGCTTCTGATATTCGTAGGGCACATATCTAATGCCGCCGCGTGTGGGATGCTGGATGTAGAAGAAGTTTTCAAGAAAATACTGCGGGCCTGTGACCGGATCCGAGCACTTGAGTACTTCCAGTACCTGTTGTTCAGTGTAGGTTTCGGCCCGATTGGGTTTCTTAACCAGTACGTTTTCTAATGGTTTAGCCATTGACAATAGTCTTATAATATGTTAAAATCAATCAGATTTCTTTGTTAAATATACTTATGTCACAGACTCTCTTACTCAACAGCGATTTCAATCCTATTTCAATCCTACCACTCAGCGTAGTTAGCTGGCAACATGCCGTTAAACTTATGTTTTTGGATAGAGTCACAGTAATTGAAACCTACCCAGATCGTCAAATACGAAGCGAGCACCTCACGATTGAAATGCCCAGCGTGTGTGTTACCAAGGAATACTTTAACTACAAAAAGGCTGTCAAGTTCAGCAGGGCCAATCTGTTCCTGCGCGACCTGTACCAATGCCAATACTGTGCAGAAACATTCAATACCAACGATCTAACACTGGACCACGTGATTCCGCGCAGCAGTGGTGGTAAGACTGTTTGGGAAAATAGTGTAACTGCTTGTAAGCCCTGTAACCACCACAAAGGCAGCAAGTTGCAGAAGCCATTACGAGCACCATTCAAGCCGGATTACTACAATCTAATTGGGCAGTGGCGCAATTGTACATTCCATATTGGTCACCCAACCTGGAACAAGTACTTGGGTATTGGTGACGCCGCAGTCAACGGCTGGGTTTAGTCTTGGGATCCACTGGCTCTTCGCCAGTGAGGTCCGGCTTGGCGAACCATAACCGGAACCATTCAGGGGTTCCGGTTTTTATATCATATTCTCTTTCCAGCTCGCGACGCTGTTTGTTGCTGGGGCCAGCTATGTTGCCCACTGGACTCATTCTGCCCGAATCGTCTGCGCTGTGATTGTCGGTTGGCAATCCAGCCATGCGCTTGAGATTCTGTATAGGGTCGCTTTCGCTCAGTACTGCATCTGGTATCTCTGGCTCTTGTTCGTTGAACATGGCCGCAGTGACCCGCATCATTTTCATGTCAAACTCCGTATTGGTTGGGCTTGCGCTTGACCATAGGGCTGGTTTTATTGGTATCGTCAGGTTCTTTGCTCTTGGCACGTTTTGATAATTCGGCACCGTCAGTGGGAATAGTGGCCATGGCCTGGAACACCATCAGGTGCTCTTCGTCCGTATAGGGAAAAGCTACGTTGTATTTTTCAACGAAACTACTGGCATCCATGCTAACAGGATTTTTACTTTGTCCATCGGCGATGGCAGCAGCCATCATGATACGATTCAAATGGTATGTGCGATCGTATCCTCCCTGGTCGCGCATGAGTATAGAACCTTGGTGAGCGTCGTCTACATGTGGATGCAGCTTGCCAGCTGGCTTGACGCTCAGTTCAGTAATAAACTCACGCGATTTCATTACAGTGGAGATCCGTGCGCAGGACGGTCAGGCAGACCGGCCATGCGGCGCAGGGTGGCTAGATCACTCATCTTGTCGCTGTTGTCACGAACTTGATCTAAACTAACCGGGCCTGCACGGTTCACAGCTGGAATGTTTTCTGGGCGCAGCGAAGATCCAAATTTGATTTTGGCTTCTGGTCGTGGCAGGATAGGCGCTGGAAAGTTACCTATGCCGGCTTTACCTTTGCGCAAGAATGCCGGCTCGTCTTCGATACCTTCGTCCTGTACTGTTGGCAATCCAGCCAACTTTACCATTTCAGCAATGCCGCTGCCAAAGTGACCACCTAAATCATCTGCAAAGCGATTACCAATCCACTCGTAGGGATCTCCGCTGCGAGCTTTCTTAACACCATATGGCATGTCATCAAAGTAGTAGTCATACAGCGCATCATACAGGTGCTCGCTCATGGCTCCCATGGTTTGGAAATCCTTAACATCACGCTTGAATGTGTTACAGATATGTTCAAAAGTGCCACCAGAGTCGTGCTCTGCGCTCTCAGCAACTGGTGCTGGTGCTGCTGGTGCTGCTGCTGGTGCTGCTGCTGGTGCTGCTGCTGGTGCTGCTGCTGGTGCTGCTGCTGGTGCTGCCGGTGCTGGTGCTGGCCCAACTTGTTGTTTTAATTGTGCTACCAATTGCGCAGGTGCAATACCCAATGCTGCTGCGGCACTTTCTACCTGTGCAACAAACTCAGGGTCTTTCATTCCAGCATCAATATCTGCAGCAGTGATAGGGGTCTGTGGTGAAGGATCCTTGGGGGTAAAGATCTTCTTGGCCCAATCAAGTAACCCTTCAGTTACCCGTTGGGTCTCAGTTTCAACAATGTAGTCTTTTAAACTTTTCATGATTAACCTAACTTTTTACCTGCGGCAGCTGCCTTTTGGAATTTGTCTTTACCGTATTTTTTACGACCAATTGATGCTGCCAGGGCGTCTGGATCCTTAACACCACCTTGTTTCTTCAAAGCACCCACAGTCTTATTAAAACCTGTATACTTTTCGCTTACAACTTTGAGAGAAGATAGTTCTTCCATCAATTCTTTTTCCAACCGTGCTGCTGCCCGCTGATCTTCCATGGCCATGGGGTTGTCGCCTTGGCGATAGCTGTGCTTGTGCATGTCTTTTTCGCGATTTAAATCATTGCCTTGACGCATCTGAGCGCTCACAGACTGTACCTGAGCATGTGGTTCATTGCGGTAGCCTTCGTCGGCTTCCTCTGGCAAATTAGGTCTTGCATGTTGACCGTGAACATTTTTAATACTTTGTTTCAAACTGGTAATTTGATCTCTTGATGGTAGTCCTGCTCTCTTGCCCTGAGTGTTTATACTATTTTTGGCCGACATACGATGCCATTTTTCTAATGGATCACCGGTGCCGCTGTGCATTGGGCGTTTTCTTCCGGCATAGTCATCGGGATAGTCATTATAGTAGGCATCATCCATGTCAGGACCAAACGTGTGGTCTAGTGGTTCCTGTGTGTACAATTGGTCTTTGTATTTAGGGTCACGATACTTGGCTGCTTCGTCCATTTCTTCTTCATGCTCGGGCGCTTGGTATCCATCATGCTGTGCAAGAGGAACTGATACCACTTCAACATCACCGTCCATGTCGTCCATTCCGCCCATGTTGTCTGCATCTGGTTCTGCATGATCACTACTGCCCATGACGCCTAGGCCAGCATTTCTAAGTATGTTTGTTAGTTCATCAGCTTTGCTGCCGCTGGCAGTAATGCTCACGCTCTTGTGACCGCTGCTGTCCATGCTGCTGTTGATACTGAAGTTATCGTCCATACCACCTTCGCCACCGTCCATGCACTCCTCCATGGCCTCACCCAATGGCTTCTTGTCTTTTTTCAACGGCATTGTTTTTGCAGGACGACGCTTGTCTTCTGGTGGCTTTTCATAATCGTCTTGATTGCCGTAGGACTTGCCTTTGACTGTTCTACTGGGTAGATCAGCCATTTTGACTTCATCAACTTTTTCTTTGGTGTCTTCTGCACAGTCACCGGTATGCACTTCGCCGCAGTCGGCACATTTTTCTTCAGCTTCAAAGATACCTGCCCAACGCTTCATTAAATCAGCACTAGTAGCTTCTTTGACTTTATACTTTTTGCCATCTACTTCAAATTCTTTCTGACCGGATGATTTAGCTTTGGCTAGTTCGCCACTGAACTCGTTGCCTTCTTCGACATCGGCCTCGTCAACTTTTTTACCTTCTTCCATTTTACCTTTGCCGTCTTGGGCATAGTCAGGGATACCATCTTTATTGGCGTCAGGCTTTTTCTTTTTAGCTTCTGCAACATATGGCTTCATTAGGCCAGACAGTTTTAGCATTTCTGCCAATTCATCGGGGCAACTGCATTTGCTTTCGTACATACCACACTCGTTGCATTTTTGTTCTTTAGACATATTTTTGCTTTCAAAATTGTTAATTCTATAAGGCTTGTAACCTCTATTGTTATTTACTCCGTAACCGGCTGCGGCTTCTGATCCTTGTAGATCTGCATTGCGGGCAGCATTTTGACCTTGACGTTGCCCGGCATCGGGACTACGGTCGGGCTCAGGATGAGCGCCGTATGGATAGTTGCCGCGCATCTGTTTACCAAATTTATCAATTCCAAAAAATGGAATTTTTTGCAGATCCCTGCCGGCACGATCTACATCCTTGCTGACCTCTAATCCAACATTACGGCCTACGTTGTTGATATCGCGCTGTGCTTGATACACTTGATTAACAGGACGCATTATATCATCCCAACCGTCTGCATGTGCTGGCGCAGCAGCACCCAGTGCAGCAGCACCTGCCAGTGCAACAGCGCCAGCTTTTTCTTTCCAGCCTTCTTCGACTTCATCTTCTGATACAGGATCTTCTTTGTCAGTTTCTTTTTTGTCGTCTAGTGGTTTTTCCAGTCGTTTTACTTCGGGCTTTTTGGTTGGCCTAACTGGCGGGTTGGTAAAGTAACCGGGACGTATTTCACCAACTGGATCAACAATGCCACCCTCAGTCAGTGAGCTGTTTTCGATAGCAGTCATCTTGGCAATCAATGATTGTAAATCCATTTTATTTTCCTTTAACTGGACTGGGAATCGCATTCTGTCGACTACCTACTGGGCTTACTTTACCAGGTTCAATATCATTTGTTGTTTGGCTGCTGGTTTTTTCTTTGGCAGCCATTTCAAATTTGCGTGTTTCTAGACCTTTAATCATACCGCTCAAGCGATTCTGTCCTACGAGTTCTTGAGCTCCTGGGACGTCTTTTAATTCGGGCTCTTCGAGATAAGCACCGGTGTGATCCTTGCCCAATGCTTCGGCACTGTCTGTGCTTTCAATCTCGTGCAAGGTACGCACACTCAAATGTGCCTTGTCTATACGAGCACGTTCGGCAATGATCTGCATCAATTGGTCTGTTACCACTGGGTACTTTAGTGCTACATCAAAGATATGGCACTCACATGGACCCAATGCAGGGAAATCAGTATGTGCTTGAATTGGCAGGCGCTTGGGCTTTCCAATGCTTTCAATCACGTATGTGTTCAATGCAAATTTTAAACGATCTATGCAGTCAGCGTCCACATCAATTGCGGCCAACTTGATACGGAACTCAAAGATTTTCTGTGTTTCGTACATGTATTGGGTCAACGATTTCATATTTTAATCCTAATAACAATATTTATGCGAGTTCAACTCTTTATGCGATCACCATTGAGCTGGCGCAGCAACTCGTTACGATCCATGACCCATGCTTTGCCTTCAACTGCGGCGGCCGCTGGATCTTTGGCAGCTTCTGCTTGATCCAATTTGGCTTTCTTTAACTGTAGATCAATCATCTTCAGCTTTTTGTCAATTTTAGCAGTCTTGGCAGTGATGGCATGTCCCAGCAGCACTCCTGCTGTTTGCAGGATTGTTCCGCTGAATCTAGCTTCTACGTTCATGCCTAGATCCATCAAGTCTTCAAATCTTGCCTGTGCCAACTTAGCCAGTTCATCTAGCTCGTGATCAGCAGTATCAAGATCACGTACACTGGGTAATGCAGCATCAATCTTGTCAATGTCAAGATTTACTTGTTCCAGTATTTCCTTGTTTTTTTCTATTTCTTCTTGGCTGGTCTCGGGATCCGCTTCGTCCCTGCTGTCGCCCGAAGAAGGTAAATTAAACAAGTCTTCTAATTTTTTGGTCATATGGTATTTATAGTGACCGATTCTATTTGGTTGCTTTAATTCCGGCGAATATATCTTCTTCAGTTACCACTCTAAATTTTAAACCGTACTGTGCGCACCAGGCTTTTGCTGCCTGCCATTTGGCCATGTTAAGTATGACAAATGCTCGATCACGGGCTGTGCGAGCATTTTCCATTGTGGTTTCTTTTCTAGGCTTGACCTCTATCACTTCGGCAAATTTGGCATCAGTTTTGTCAACGTACACTATCAAAAAATCAGGGACGTATACTGTGTTTTTTCCAGTCAACGGATTGCGATAGGGAATCATAAACGGCTCGCTGGCCCACTGTATCACTGCGGGATTGTTGTCGCAGAAACTCATAAACGTTGCTTCCCAACTGCTCCTATAGGTAGGTGATTTTTTACCTACATATTTTTCAGGATGGCGAACTTGGAATTTGCCTTGGGAGTATTTTGCCATCAGGGTAAAACCGAACGTGCTACGTATTTGTTGGGCGTTTGTAAATTGCTGATAGCCAAATAGCTGGTACCCACGCGATTTAAATTTAAAAATATCGTAAGGTAAGTATTCAATTCACCTTTGGGCATAGATTTAAAATTATCCAATGCAACCATTGGATCAATTCCCTGTGCAATACTAGTTGATATCACCGCTGCTGCCAGTGCTTTTGCACTTTCCTTGGTGTTGGTTACTTGTTCAAAATATCCAGATATGGCATCATCAACGTCTTGACTCACTGTACGCATTGGTTGATAGAAATTATTAAAATACGTGCGTGTGTCAACAGGCAAGTTGTCAAAATTCACAGTACTGATATTATTGATAGACATTTTTACTTTTTATATCCAGTGGGAGGTGGCAATCTAGTGTCGTGCCAGTTGCCAGGGTAGTGTATTTTACCAGCACGTTGTTGGCCGCCGCCGTTGCCAGTGTTTCCTGATTTGGCAGGTATTGTTGCCCCGTTGGGTGCCAGTACTCTGGTTGCCGATTGCGGTGCCCCGGTAACTGCAATGCTCTGTTGTGTAACCTCATCAGCTACTGGCACATATCCACCTTCCTCAGTATAGATAAATTTCATGCTCTGGCCAGGTTTTAAATTTTTTGCATAATCCATGCCACTTCTGGTGCCAGTTCTGGTAGTGGTAGTACTGGTAATGGTAGTACTGGTGCCTACTGGTATACTGGTGCCATTTATTCCCAAATTAAAATTACTGACCTTCTGACTAGGTATATAGACTGGAGAATTTCTTGCTGCTGCCGCTGCTATGGCTGCTCGTTCTGCTGTTTCTTTATCTTTATGTATGGTATTATACATGTTGCCCATCCAGGTAAACAGGCCGCCGCCGGGATTGGTTCGATCTTTTGCTATCTGTGCATTACGTGCAGCCCTGAATGCTTCACCAAAACTTATAGCAGATGGCTGTGGTGGTAGCGGGCTTGGTGTTGGGTCGTAGTGCAGGTCAACAAACCCTGGCACGGTCGATGGACCTATGGTACCATATGCATATATTATGCTCTCGTATTCCACAGTCATGTCATGCCCTAGCAGGTCGTTTTCGCCAGCTTTGTGTTCGCCGTGCTTGAATGATTTGATCAATGGATTTATCAGCACATACTCGCTGAATCGTCTTTGGTGCAAACTGTAGATACGTATACTCTGCAAATAAGGCTCGCTATTGCTGGAGCGTGTGGTATATCCCCAGCCCGATGTTGGTATCTTGTCTTGATATTTGTGCTGTTGGTGATACAATGCCTCATCATGGTCACTGTCTCTATAGTAGTAATTGTAATAATCAAACCAGAAGTTCCTGACCAAATCTGCGCTGTCATCATGGAATGTGAATTGAACCGGATCGTATTTTATTTTAGTTTGTACTATATTGGGCCTATTGTACGAATTAAACACCTTGGTATCAATACTAAATTTTGGTAGTCCAACTGCTTTAACCATCAGCCCCAATTCTCTATCACCATTGGGATTTTGTGGATCAGTTTTTAAATTTGACTGGTTTACATCAAAGTAGACATGATAAAGAAAAGAATACTTAGGAACAAAATTAAAATGATCTTCTACAAACAGCTTACTGGCATGTTTATAGTCTTGAAATGTCGGAGTTGTGGCCATTTAATATATTCCTTGTATAGTATTTAGTCAGAAAAAAACCCGGCTAAAATAGCCGGGCTCTTTGTGTAAACAACTATTACAGTGTTACGTTCTGTCCAAGCGTTCTGTTGACAAAACCACCAACACCGCTACCAAGTGGTGTTTGCAGAGCGTTATCAAATTTCATGGTCAATGTAATTTGAACTGGTTCATTGGCGCTGTAGTTGGTTTCACCATACTGCACTTGCGACAAGAAGCATCCATATATTTCCCATGTTTCAAGGACTGTAGGTTGATTGTTACCGTTACCACCATCCAGCATTTCTAAACGTGTTACAAACTTATAGTCAATACCACTAGATGCGCTGCTTTGTTCAAAGAAGTCAAATTGCTTCTGTAATTGTTCACCAACCAGTCTACTGACATTACCAGGTGCATCATCACGCAGAACGATACTGACAGCTTCCCAAGTTGGCTTGCCGGCCAATCGCACAATACTGTTGTAGACGTGTACATCGATGTCACCAAACGTGACGTTTGGTCGAGCAAAACTTACGATTTGCTTGGTTAGTTCAACCTTGTTAGAACTCACGCCCAGGCCTTCAAAGCTGGCGCGGAATCTAAATTGTAGTTTGGGCATCAACAGACCTTGTGCGCCGGCGCTCTGGTCGCTGGCCAAGGGTACTGTAAATCGTGATAATGATGCTATTGCCATTGTATTCTCTCCTGTTACTTTTATTTATCTATATATTGGTGCATTATCGCGACCCTAAGATCGCGATAATATACTTATATTATGCCTGTCCCTTTGCGATTGATCCTGGGTTTCTCAATCTAATCGGAACATAAATGAACTCAACATCTTTCATTGGTTCAATCGCAATGTCCACATAAAGCTCATTTCTGGCAATACGGTCTGGAGTATTGTTGGTAGTATCACACACCACCAAGTAGTCATATAGACCACGTTTGGCGATCAAGTCATTCAATGCGCTTTCAACTGCCTGCTTGATTTGATCACGTGTGATTTTATCATTTGGTTCAAACAAGAACTGGTTAGCAAGTGGTTGTAATATTTTACGCAAGTAGTTGACTAAACGTGCTACGTTGACACGATCCAAGGCAGTTGCAGCAGGATTACGTGTTTTCTGTCCATAAACAACCAATCCACTACCTTGCAACAAAGTAATAGGATTAATGTTGAGTTCATACAACGAATCACGCAACTGATGACTGATACCGGTCTTGATAAACTCACCGCTGTTGCTGTTAATATAACCAATAGCATCGGCATTGTCTACTAGACCACGACGTACACCAGCTGGTGCAAACCATTGATAGCTTTGGCTGTCACTGCGCAGATATGTGCGCAATGCAATATGGCTAGCAGGTACTGCAATTTCGTATCCACTCAAGTCACTGGCCAATGCGCTAGGATAGTACAATGCCATATATGGATCGCGAGTTACCTGTGCAGCATCAAATGCAGTAATGTCAGTGAATGTAGCTGGTAGATTCATTGGTGTATCACCAATAACAAATCCAGTCTGGCTACGATCATTGTTCAATCCCACCAATTCGTCTAGCAGTTCTGGATAACCAGGGCAAGCCAGCAGTGTGAAATTGTAACCTTCTTCTCTAACATCTAGGCTAGAAGCTATTGCTCCTTGCAGTGCTCGAACAACCATGATACGTTGAGCATAGTGCCCAGCATATGGAGTTCCGTTGTTTCTCAATCCACTGGTTGTGACCCATGTGTCTGTTACATCTGGTAACATAGCGTTGGGGTATGCACTGGCATTGAAGTAATCACTTACATAACGCTTGACGTTGTAACCACTGCGACGTGTGTTGAACAGCAGCGTACCACGCGGGAACAGTCTGTAGTCTGGAGCATCAAGATCCAAGTAGTCACTATACTGCATCAGTGCGATGTCAGGATAAGCACCACTGATAGGATCAGTTGTTCCAGTAATGTCCCAACGTGCATCAGCAAATACAATACCGTTTTGACTGATGGTGTCGGTGTTGTCAATCAAGGTCCACTTGCGTAGAGCATTGAATCGATACAGTCTAGGATAGTTTTCTAGATCTTTGCTGTCTAGCCATATATCTCCAGGAACCAACGGAGTATTATCTGTTTGGGTAACTGGCATGCTGCCACTGATAATAACGCCTTGTGGATCAGTCAAGCTCAAATCAAAGCCGCGTGTGTCGCGGTTTACATTTTTATAGCCTTTCCAGCCATTTGTGTCACAAACCATGACGTCAATCTCAGCTGGGGTACTGTAGTACCAAACAATACCATCATCCGGAGCAGTATATGGCTCGTTGTCGCTGTAGGTATATGTAGTTGGGAACCAATTGGTCAAGGTCAATGCACCATATGGAGCAGCAACAAAGTCCATAAGTACTCCATATACTGCGGTGGTAAATCCAGCGGCCTCAATTGGGTTCACTGGATTGTTGCCCAATCCGCCACCTGTGCTCCAGGTATCTACTAGAGTAATGATACCACCAGCTGTGTGGTTGATAGTTACTGCACCAGTCAATTCAATTCTAGCAGTGATGTTAGGGATGTTGGCTGCTATGATAGCAGAAACAAATGCTGTGCTGTTGACACCATTTACCACGCAACTGTATGTTGTACCAGTAGATGAACCAGGTGTTGATACTATTACATCAAATGTGCTGCCTGCATCAAATTGTGCTGTACCTGCACTGGCCTGTCCAGTAACAGATAATTTACCACTTCTAGACAAGGTGTAGAACTTGAAACTTAGTGTTCCATCATTTGCAGCGTCAGTCTTGACAAATACACTACCGGCCTGCACATTCTTGCCGCCACCCAGTGTGTCCAAACCGTACAATGCAGTATATCCATCTGAGTACAGTGGTGCTGCCAAGGTTTTCCAGGTCATCAATGCAGCATTGTACTGCTTGAACACAAGATTTGCACCTTGACCGTGCGAACTGGTCTTCAACCATACGCTACCTGTTGGGCGGGGGATGGCATCAAATGCACCCCATGCTGGAACACTGGCGTAGCCAGAATACTGTACTGTTGGTAGATAGTAGGTACCGTTAGCGATTCCCACGCTGTTCAGCGGAGTACCTTGGCCATCAGTTAGCACTAGCTCGCCGTTAGCAATGGTAGAATCAATCACGAATGCCACTTGTCCAAATACTTCAATGGCTTGCACGCCGTCTATCATGGCAGCGGCAATTTCTGCATTGACTGTGGTGACAAAACTGGCCACATCAGTCGCAGCAGTAACGTCTATGTTATTACCATTCAGCGTAAAACTGTCACCAGCTGCTGGTGCAACTGTGGCGTTGGATCCAACCACAGTTGGTGTAACTTGTTGCCACTCCATGGAGCCAACTTTTACCCATGTGTTCAATGAGTGTTTAAGGAATACATTGTTGTTGGCATCAAATGCCACAACTGCGTAGTCACCAATTGCGCCAATTGAATCAGCTGGATACCATGTGCTGGACCCGCTGTCATATTCAGCATCTGCTTGTAGATCAATTACCAAAGGAATACGATTTACAAAACTGTCGCCGGCTTGATCGTATTCAAAAATTCCCCACTTGGAATCCATGGTATCAAACCAGTTGGTTCCGTCTGGGACTTCGCCCTTTGGACGCACTGTGCTACCAGTCAATTGATCTAGGTCAATATCGGCACGCATAGCCCATACGCGGTTGCCCAATGCCAATGCGCTGTATGCTGCCATGAGTCCATACTCATTGCGCTCGCCGCCATGCACAGGGGTGTTTGCTGCGGTGCGCTGGAATTGTGGTGCACCAAATGTGCTGACCAATTCACGTTGGCTGCTGATGCCGTACATTTTACCGGCGTTGACTTTTAATGTGCCAGGTGCAACTGTTCCATTGATTGTTTTGTTTTCTGCGCTAGCAAATAGCACAAAAGGTACTGTTCCAACTGCTGTTGGCAGGTATGCACTTTCATCAATAACCGAAATACTGATGCCTGGAGAGACTAATGATGTTGCCATAGTTTTTTTCCTTTAATAAGAACTTTGTATTATTTATTTTGTATTCAATAAAAGGTGCCGTTACGGTGCCCTTAATTAAGGTATCGTATAAATACCTGTATGAACACAAGAAAACTATGTACAACATGCAACAATGCCAGGCCCGTAGCCGTCAATTGTCATGTGGGCGAAAAAATATACTATAGAAAACAATGCGATGTCTGTTTGCGTACCAAGCGCAAAATCAAACCTGCTGCGCCTAGCTGGTTTAAAACTGGATATAGAAAAAAGCCTGCATGTGAAAAATGCGGCTTTAAAGCGAAATACCCTGAGGATCAACTCAGGGTGTTTTATCTAGACGGTGACCTTAGGAACAGTAATTGGTCTAATTTGAAAACTGTGTGCTTAAACTGTCAGCAAGAAGTGCATCGGTTGAAGTTGCCATGGAGGCCGGCTGATCTAGTACCAGACTTTTGATGTTTTCGTGCAGTTGATCCACAGTACCATTATTATCAACTACTGCATCAAACCGTGAACCTACCCATGCTGTTTCGCTGGCATGGATTTTTAACTTTGCCAACTTGGCTCTACTCAGTGCCCAGTTCATGTTACCGTTTTCGCCCAGGTTGAATGCCAGTGCAGTGTCATACCATTCAGGGAGTGGGCCACGTTGCACCCATAAGATTTTACCACCCTGGGCTCTAATAGAAGCAATCTCATTGGGAAATCTACAATCACTGATAACAATGTTGTCTGTGGCTGTACGCAGTTTGTTTTCTAAGCTGGCTATCCAGATATCATCATGGAATCCGTGTCTGCATACTTCAGTACCCCAGTGTTGCAAGATCCATCGCGGCGTTAGATTGGGCATGTCCAGGCGCTGACTCCACCAGGGATCTACCTGTTCTCGCCACTCCCTAGCCTGCTTGGTGCGTCCCTCTAACAAGGTACGATCCCACCCAAATACTGCTGCTGCGGCATCTTTAAGAGTATTGGCAAAACTTTCACGCCGGAATTCGTGAAAGTTCACCAAATAGTCTGCTGCTGTATCTTTACCTGAACCAATGAATCCTACTAGCCCTACTATCATACATATCTCCTAGTAGTAGCATTATTACAAATTTATGTAGCTTTGTCAACTTATCCGGTAATCCACCACATGGGTTGTGCCCCATCTATGTACCTACGTAGATCGTCTTCTAGTTTTTCCATTTCGGCTGCTGCTTCTGTTTTAAGAGCTTCGCCGTTCAAGGTAGTGCCGCCCTGCGGGCCTGCAATACTACCAAACTTGCTACGTGCTTCGCCCACAATGCGCTTGGCAAAACTGTAGGCATAGTCCTGTATCCAAGGATAAGCCATATGATCGTTCAGCAACATGACATCGGGCTTGTAATTGTAGATCTGCAACATCACGTTCTCAGAAGGCACATCGCTTAGGTTGCTCCACACTTGTGTACTGCGCAGATCTTGTGTGACCACTTCGGTTCTTTCCAGCTGCGACTTGGCCTTGACTGTTATGGTAGTGTGCAGCCCGTCCACAGTATCAACCATGTAGTTGTTGTTGTAGCCCACAATACGGCAGTTGGAAACAGTGATACTGTCGCCGGGTGCAACAAGCCATGCATCCTTTGTGCGGATAGTTATAGTACTACCAACTGTTTGTCCGCTGGCACTCAGTGCCAGCAGTCTGATGTAATTGTGCCCAGCGTTGGGTATTTTGCGTATGATGGTCAGCTTCTTGGTAGTGGGATTCCATAAAAAGTTCATGAAACCACCAAACATCTTCATTGCCTGCTTTTGATAATCTACAAACAACTCGTAGTTGGTCAGTCCGCCTACCCTACCTGCCACCAGCATATAGGTGTTCAAGTAGCCCGATGCAAATGGTTCGAACTGACTAGCTGTAGTACCTGTGACACTGCCAATGCCTCTACGGAACACTTGTCGCACAGTCATGATTTCCTTGGGCAAGATGTACTCTTGTACTTCAGGCAAAAGGTCTAAGAAGGCATAACTTTCTTCTTGGCTGTTGGCACTGCGCTGACGATATCTGATCAAGGCCTGATTGATGGCCAGCTCGTAGTGCTCTTTGTCCAGTTCGACATCAACAATTTGGTCACCGAGACGCAATCTAATGTAGTCTGTAACTTCGGCTCGCTTGATGTTGAGCGATTCCAGCTGTGTGTCATCAAACTCAATTTGTCCCGGGCCACCAAGATTATCTGTGACTAGGCTAAGTGTGTTGTTTTTTAATCCGGATTTAAGTGTCGCCATGTTGGTATCCTGTTTGTGTATTTAGCACAGAACAGGATACCCGGGTTGGCTATTGTACTTTGAGCAGTACTGTATCTTCATTGATACGCCCGTTTAAGCGTATCTCTGTAGCACGAATGTCCTTGATAAAAGTACGCAGGGCCACTTTACCTGCCTTAGCAAACTCTTTGAGTTGATCTGCTGGCTTGCGCAGGGTTTTGGCCACACTCTTCTGATCATCAAAGTTCAAGATGCTGGTACCTTTTACAGTCAAGGTCTGATAGCTGGCTGCTACATAACGTCCCAGCTTGCGTGTCTTGGCATTGAAAATCCACAGCTCAGTTGCACCCACAATGTCCACAGGGCTGATGCTGACCAGTTTGAGCTCTTTGTTCTCTTTTGCATACTTGAGACGTGCTACCAACTTGTCCTTGGCAGGTGCCTTCTTGACACGTGTGACCCGCTTGGTAGCACGTTTGACATCACGATACTGTTCAATTGCTGCCAGCAAGGCATCCAGCCAGCTGAGGATTCGACGGTAGTCTGCAGTCTTAAGGAATCGATATCCTTCCACCAGTTGCTCGTCTGCTTTGGCCTGTGCCCGGGCTAGTTCATCGCGATGACGTTGGAATACTGCTTGGTACTTGCCCAGCTGGCTCTGTGCCACGCTGTTGGCAGTAAAGAAGTCGTAGGGTTTGAAGTCGGTCTTTACATTGCCAAACACATCATCATAGCGACCTTCCAGCTCACCAATCAGTTCGCTGGTTTTTTCATTCAAGCGATCTTGAATAGTGGGTCGATATACTTCTGTTTTTGCTGCCACTGCCACAGGCGCTGCTTCGGGTTCTGCTGTACCAATGGCAGTCAAGATCATTTTGGTCATGAACTCAATATGACGCGGGCGGAACGGCATGCCAGCACGATGTGCCATAACAAGGCTGCACACTGTCATGGGGAT